CTAAACCTAACTCATTTCTAGCTAAGAATGTTAAAAAGGATACTAATACCCCACGTGCATAAGACTTAAGTATTGCTTTTTGTTTCTTACTTATCTTCATATCTTGCCTCCTAGTAGTGGTATATCAAATGCCTTGCCATCTTTGTCGCCAGCCTTTGTAAAGCTAACGTGTATGTGCATTGTGTGTTTGTTAAACCCTGAATATTTACGCCACTTAAAATTAAGTATTCTGCTGGCGATCATGCCGTTATGTATTACGTAAGATATGCGCTTATCGGTTTTTGCACAGATTCTGATCTGGTCAGCCAGATATACCGAGAGCCCTTCGGATGTATCCAGCCTAGAATCAATATCAATGGCTCGTACACATCCTGTGCTGTCTGGATTATGATCCGATTTTCTGGCACTGTGACGAGAATCGCCAGCCCACCCATCACTGGCAGTCCGCCTATCTGGATACCATGTAGAAACGGCATCCCTAAGTTCTTCTCCAGCAGCGCATAACCAAGGCTTCATTATGAAAGAAGTAAAGCGGCTTCCTCAGCTGTGATGCCAATTTTGGCTAATAGATCAGCCTTAGCAGTTGCGTTTGTTTCAATTTCTGCTCGTTCTGCTGCTTGCTTTTCTTGATCTATTTTATATTGAGCAAACTCATCATCATTCATTTCTCTTTCAATAACTTCATCTGTTTCTGTATTGTGTATTTTTACCATTGGTTTAGTCATTATTTTACTCCGTATAATATGTAAGTGCCGCCGCTAAATGTATTTACATCAGCGTGAATAGAAATGCTGCTAATTGCCAGTCTTTCAGAGCAAACCAGATTTGTAAATTGCCCAGTAAAAGTTCCAGTACTCGTATTATTTAATATACACCCAGTATCTACTGTGTGGCAAGTTGCTGCCGCATAATCATTTACATTGATAAAAATCTGACTTCCGTTTGATGCGGAATCATTTATTGTATCTGTAATATATGGTGTTCCGCTTTTTGCTTGTGTAGTCCAAGCTGCAGTTCCTATAAGTTGTTTGTTGTACTGATATACACTTGATGTGTTACCATTAAACCTAATAAAAATATTGTTAATTGTGCTACTACCATAAACATCTCTAATTACAAGGCGTAAGTTATTGTAAGTTTGGTCAATACTGCTTAGTGTTACAGATGAACCACTCATTGTGCCTGATGCAATCGCGGTCATTGACCCACTTGAAGGCGTAGCCCATGTTGGTAATCCACCTGAAACTGTTAAAACTTGGCCAGTTGTACCTATGGCTCTTCGTGCAGGTGTTGATCCGCTTGATGAATAAATTGTGTCGCCTGTTGTGGTCATTGGATTAGTCATACCTGCGGTTGGAGTAGTCCATAAAACGCCGTCTGCTTGCGTACTATCCGCAGTTAAAACTTGTCCGTCAGTACCGACACCTTGTCTAACAAAAGTTCCTGAACCCGTACCAACAACCAAATCACCTTTAGTAGTAATTGCTGTTGCCATAGAGTTAGTTACTGTTACAGTGCCAGAAGTGCCACCGCCAGATATACCTACTCCAGCAGTTACGCCTTCAATATCACCTGTTGCACCAGATGCAACCCAGGCTGCACCATCGTAATACCAAAGTGAATTAGTATCTTTAGTAAATGCAAAGTTTCCTTCTGCTGGTGCTGTTACTGCTGCATCTCTAGCTGTTGTAGTTGCAAACACCCAGATGCCTTGCATTAAATAACCATCAACATCGGCGGCGGTCAGTACCTCGCCTGTCGTAAAATCCTTAAAACCTAATCCTGCTGCCATTGTATCTCCTTAGTAACTGAGGACATTGTAATCTAAAGTGCCATAAATTGTATCATTTAGGATGAAACTATCTAGGACAGGCTCTAGTGTTGTAAACGTTGTGCGCCAACTATTCGGTGTTATATTCATTTTTACCCCGAAAATCTGTAGGGTTTTTTCCAGGGTAGAGCCACCTGGCTGGGTAGTAATTACCTTAATTGGATCAAAGAAGTCTAGGTCTAAAGCTGCAATAATGCCCGTGTTGTAATTGGCCGTGTACAAATCCAGCACTATGGAGTCAACTCGGATGCTTGTTTCGGCTCGGCTAGCAACATAAGCCTGGGCATAATCAAGGGCTACTGCATCGGTTTGCATAAGTAGGTTATCTAAAAAGTAACTGTGCAAAAAGTATTTATCGATGCTGGCTTGATTTAGGGCAACTTGAGGACTACCGCCAGCCCTGGTAATAGTGGCCTTATTAAACACCAGCACATCGTTAAGAATCCAGGTTGCATCAAAATAATTTATTCCCGTTCCGTTATCTGCAAACACTGTAGGTGTGCCACCAATAGATCCAGCAGTAACAGATCTATCTTGAAACACGAACGAGCCAGTTGCATCTACGTATAAAGATCCATATTCAGATGAAGCTACAGTAGTTAAGGCTTGTAGTGCTGTGCGGTTAGTGCCTGGGTCTGCCTGCATTGTAGTAAGCCCTGCATCTACATCGCGCATAGTTGCTGGCCAGTCAATTTCATCCAATATCTGATTGACTCTTGTACCAGATAAATTACCAGCAGTAGCACCTGTAACAGTACTAATTTGTGCTAACTGGGCTAATCTAAATGCGTCCACAGCTTGTATAGTTGTCATGGCTAACTCTTCGGAAGAATCATCTGGGTAAGTAGTTACATAACTTGTAATAAACCCTTGAAATATTGGATAATTAACACCGCTATAAGTTGCACTAATCTGCACCTTCTTCATTGGCGTTAAAAGTCCTGCATAGGGCCCCGATCCGTTCTGAGGATTAAAGTCGCCATTTTGATCAACAATGCGTAATGTAAGTGTGCCTGTCTGAAATTGATCTGATAATGCAGTACGGCCTCGGTTAGTTTCTATACGGTTTACCTGACTTGATACATCTACAATTACAGCTGTGCTATCACCTAGCACGTTAGTACCTAATATGCCTGAACCTAAGATAAGGGTCTGTGCAAAGTTTGGCCCAGTGCTAAAGTTAATTAAAGCACTTATTACAGGTAAGGTCATGCTAGAGATCCAGCAGGCGTTGTGCTATATCCTGAGCGTGTAGCTATTTGAATGCTCTCGGCAATAGCCTGACTTAGTCTGTCGCCACCTGCATCTACAGTTACTCTAATATCCATAATTTCTTGTGGAGTAGCTCTTAATCCTGAAAGCGGATTATATGCACCTGCTGATGATATATCGGCCATAGTAGCCATTAAACTAGACAAAGGATCGTATGGTGTTGTTGCTGGTGGCATAAAAGCGTTTGGATTAACTTTGCCGTTAATTATTGAGTTTGTGGTATCAACGCGGCCTTGTTGTAATTCTGCAAGTTGTTTTTTACTAGCCTCTAAAGCTGCAAGGGCTGTTGCTATTTCGGAACTATTTGTAGCACCATAAGCCTTAACTGGATCATAAATGGCTAGTCGAGCAATAGTGGCTTTAAACGCTGCTTCTAAATTAAGCGTAGCCTCTGCTAGCTTCTTTGCTGCCTCAGCTGCATTTAACTCAGCTAAATACTTTTTAGCCAAAGCCTCATCATTATTGGCTATTGCCGTTAATGCGTTTACCCTTAATTTATCCTCTGCGCTAATGCTGTAGTTTAACGCTGCGGCTAAACCTATCCGCTCTAAATCAAATTTGTCTTTAAGTTTATCTACTTCGGTTCTTTGCTTATTGGACGCCGCAATAATGTTGTATTCATCTTTTTTAGCCGCTGTTAATTTTTTTTGTAATATTAAATCTGCTCTAGGATTACCAGAACCATAGGTAAAGTTAGATGTTGGTTTTTGTGTTTTGCCTATATCATACGCAATTAAACCTGCAGCACCTACAATTAACTGCTTTTTGCCTAGCGTTAATAAAGCGGTAATGGCCAGTAAAAACTTGCCTACATCGCTATCTATAATCTGTTTAACTTGACCAATTAACTCGCCCATACCTTTAGCAGTATTAGCAATAGCGTTAGCAAAGCCATTCATAGAGTTAGCGGCTTGGTCTATTGAGTTATCTTTGCCTAATATAGTAAGGGCATCAATTAATCCTTTACCTATAATCTCAGTGGCGTTGGCAGCTGCTACCTTTAGCAGATCCATCTTGCCTGCATAAGTATCTAATCTGGCTAATGCTTGACCGCTAAACTTTTTATCAAGCGCGGCCATGATCTTATTCATGTCACCACTGGCTATTGTGGCTTTGTCTAATCCAGTACCTAATCTGGCTAATGCTGTTGTTGTACCTGATGCACCCTTGGCTATTGCAGCCACCACGCTGGCTAAGTCTTTACCTGTGCCTGCGCTAACGTTTAATGCAGTTTCTAAAGCCTGTTGGCTAAGCGTTACTGAGCCAGTTGCGTTTAACAAAGTCTGGAAGGCTGGGCGGAGTTGGTCGTCTAACACGCCATATAGTCCTTGTAGGCTGGCTATATACGCCTCTACCTCATCTACCCTAAATGCGTTGCCAGTATTTTCTAACTGTACTGCCAGGGACTTGGCGGCTTGTTCATCAGCTGCAAATGCATTAATGGCCTTTTTGCTAAATGCCACAAGTGCTGTAGTAGCAAAGACTCGGTTAAATGTTTTGCCTAATTGCTGGGCTTGTTTATCAAATGCTGATAACTCTTTTTGGCCTTTTTTAAGTGCCTTACCATTAAAGGTTGCAATAGCGGAGACGACTACATTGGCCATTATGCTGCCCTTTTAATCTCTGTTTTTTTATTAAAGTCAATAGCTGTTGCGCTAATGGCTTTTAATATTGCATCATAAACTTTAGGACTATCTTGTGCCCAGGCCTTGTAAATTAAACGGCCCTTAGTTTTACGACCACCACTGCGCAAGTCTTTAATTTTAGGTTGCGCTGTTACTGGTTCTAATGCGGCCACAAACTGCTGGCTAGCAAATGGGTTATTAGATTTGTATTCCTCAAATGCTTTGCTTCTGGCAGATCTTTTAGTGTATGTGCCGCTTGCACCCTTAGATGGTGTCATCTGGAATGGGGCGCGGCCTTGTGGATTCAAACGGCCTGCTACCTCATAAATTGCGCCTGGTCTGCTAGCGTTGTAAACATAGTTGCTTACTTTGAAGCCATTCTTAAATGTTTTGTTTTCTCCTGGGTTATAGCCAATACCAGCACGGGCTACACCTGCATCGTATTTAGGGAATGTGCCAGGGTTACCAGATGCTTTGGCCCAGCCAGATAAAACATCATCGTTGCCTTTTACAAACCCTTTAGCCTTAAATGCTAC